AGAGAGAGATATTAACTACTGCAATTAGAAAGTTATTACGTTTAAAGCAACGTATTAAAGTTATTAGAGGTGGAACATCAGCTGGTAAAACATTTGGTATTCTACCTTTACTAATTGATAAAGCAATTAAAGAACCTAATTTAGAAATTAGTGTTGTATCTGAAAGTATACCACATTTGCGTAGAGGTGCATTAAAAGACTTCTTAAAGATTATAATGGCATTAGGTAGATATAATGATGCACAGTTTAATAAAAGTACTTTAAAATATACTTTTACAAATGGTAGTTACATAGAGTTTTTTAGTGTAGACCAGCCAGATAAATTAAGAGGTGCAAGAAGAAATATATTATATGTTAATGAGTGCAACAATATAGATTTTGAAAGTTACTATCAATTAGCAATTAGAACATCTGGTGATATATGGTTAGATTATAATCCTACTTCAGCATTTTGGGTTGATAAAGAAATACTAACACAATCAGATGTTGATTTTATTACATTGACTTATTTAGATAATGAAGCATTATCAGAAACAATAGTTCAAGAAATAGAAGCAGCAAAAGTAAAAGCATTAACATCTACATATTGGTCAAACTGGTGGCAAGTTTATGGTTTAGGTCAAACAGGTTCTTTAGAAGGTGTATGTATTCCAGATTGGCAAGAAATAGATTTACCAACTGATGCAAGAATATTATGCTACGGAATGGATTTTGGTTATAGTAATGACCCGACAAGTTTAGTAACTATGTATAAATATAATGATGCTTATATCTTTGATGAAGTAATTTATAAGAAAGGTTTACTTAATAGTGAAATATCAAATCTATTAAAAGCAAATAATGTAAACGAAATTGTTTATGCTGATAGTGCTGAACCAAAATCAATAGCTGAATTAAACAGTTATGGTCACAATGTATTACCAGTATCAAAAGGAAAAGATAGTATCTTATTTGGTCTTAATTTAATTAATCAAAACAAAGTTTATGTTACATCAAGAAGCAAGAACTTAATAAATGAATTAAGAAACTACATTTGGCAAACAGACAAAACAGGAATTAAAATGAATAGACCAATAGATGCATATAACCACGCAATAGATGCTATGCGTTATGCAATGACAAGTCAATTAGAAAATCCACACAAAGGTAATTACTTTATATACTAATGACATACGGACAAATAATAGCAGCAATACAATGTTATATACATCACGTTAAAGGTGTTGAGGTTCAGATTAACTTACCAAGAAATGTAGGTGAAATAAAAAAGATGAAACAAATGTATAGTGTAGCAAGTAATTACCTTTCGCAGTAACATAACTATTAAAATAAAGGTTTATATTGACACAAAAAGTAATGGAAAAAGAAGAAGATATATTTGAAAATATGGAGTTTGAACAATGTGATACAAGATATGAAATAATATCAATGTGCAATCAAGCATTAAGTTCAGTTGAAGGATTTGATACAGGAATGATAAGCAAAGAAGATGCATTTAAGATTAAAGAAATAAGAAGAAAGTCTTTAGCTTTAATTGATTTGCATATTGGAATGATATATGATGAAAACTTTGAAAGTTAAAGAAAAGTTAAAATGTATTTTATTTAAAACAAAAGAATTACATTTGTATCAAATAACAAACAAATGAAAACATATATGACAAAGTATTGCATAACTTATTGGACACAAAGAAATGATGAAAGCACAGATGTAGAAATAATTATAGAAGCATTTAATGAATTAGATGCTATGAAACAATTTTTAGATAAAAGATTAGTATATCGTAAAATAGAAAGTGTAAAAGAATTAGTTTAGGTTAGGTTTATAATTAGGGGAAGGAAAGGCAATCAGAAATGGTTGCTTTTTTTTGTTTAATACAATATTGACTTTATTTTATTTTTAAATAAAACAAGAAATGAAGTTACAGATTACAATACCAACAAGTTTAGATGAAATAACATTAGAACAATATCAAAAGTTTTTATCAATAGCTAAAGATAATCCTGATGGTGAGTTTCTTCAACATAAGATGGTAGAAATATTTTGTGGCATAGATTTAAAGAATGCTGCTAAAATAAGTTTTAAAGATGTTAATGAAATAACAAGCAACTTATCAAATCTATTCAATCAAAAATATGATTTGAAAAGAACATTTAAATTAGGTAATACTGAATTTGGTTTTATAACTAACCTTGATGAAATAACATTAGGTGAATATACAGACTTGGATAAATACATATCAGATTGGGATAAGATGCATAATGCAATGGCAGTATTGTATAGACCAATAACAAAGAAGTTAAAAGATAAATATCAAATAGAAGAATACAATGGTAGTTATACATATTGTGATGCAATGAAGTTTATGCCAGTTGATGTAGCATTAGGTGCTGTTGTTTTTTTTTACAATTTAGGCAACGAATTGTTGAAGTCTACGATACATTATTTGGAGAACAACAAGGAATTTCAGAGTATAGTAAACAATCACAATTTGGAAGTAAATGGGGTTGGTATTCATCATTCTATGCTCTTGCTCAAGGAGATGTTAGAAGATTTGAAGATGTTTCCAGAATTAGGTTATCAGTTGCATTAACATTTTTAACATTTGAAAAAGAAAAGAACCAAATAGAAACAGAATTAATAAAAAGATAATGAAAGGATTTTACCAAATAACAACAGCAATAAAAGACCAACTATATAAAGATATATTTGTTAATACAGTTTCATCTGGTGATATATTTGAAATAGATTTAAACAAGCAAACTATATTTCCTTTGTCGCATATTATTGTAAACAATGCACAATACAATGGTAACGTTTGGATATTTAATATATCAGTTCTATGTATGGATGTTGTAGACTTTAGCAAGACAGAACAAACAGACCAGTTTTTAACTAATGATAATGAACAAGATGTATTGCATACACAACTAATGGTTATTAATAGATTATTAGAAGTATTAAGAAGGGGAAGTTTATTTGATGATTTATATCAATTACAAGGCACACCTAATTGTGAGCCATTTGTAGATAGATTTGAAAATAAAATAGCTGGTTGGACAGTTACATTTGATGTTATGGTTGCTAATGAAATGACAAGTTGCGAAAATGAATGCTAACAATTTAACATCTACTAAAGAAGTTTTAGAAGCATATAAAAAATATGTTATTCAACAAGCCAGAAGTAATTTATCTAAAGGCAATAAGAATGTTACTAAAAAACTTTATAATGAAATAAAAGGTGAAATACTATTTGAAAATAATTATTTCTTATTGGGTTTTGAAATGCCTGATTATGGATTTTATCAAGATGAAGGTGTTAAAGGTGCAGACCCATCACAAGTATCAAAGAACGCAAAGATAAGAGGACAACAAGCACCAAATAGTAGATTTAAATTTAAAACTAAAAGACCACCAAGTTCATTAATAGAAGTTTGGGCAAAGCAAAGAAATATACGTTTAAGGGATGCAAAAGGAAAATATACTAAAGGCAATTATAAATCAATAGGAATGATAATAGCAAAGAATATTTGGGCAAGAGGAATTAAACCTTCTTTATTTTTTACTAAACCATTTGAAGCTGGATATAAGAAATACATAGATACAGATTTAATAAAAGCATTTGGTGACGATATAGAAACATTAATAGATTACACAATAACAAATAAATAAAATGAAATTAATATCAGTAAGAAGTCCATACTTTATAATAGTAGATGAAGCAAGTCAGGTAGGAAGCAAAATAGAATTATTTATTTGGCATAAAGGTGAAACTGAACCAGCAACTGCAACTTATACATTAAGTAAAAAAATAGCATCAGCAACACAAACAAAAAACACATATAACATATCTAATTATGCTAAAGAATTTATTAATAATATTACATCTGCTTACAATGGTTTTATAACTGAAGTAACAGATGATTGGGTTTATGTTAAAGTAAAAAGATATAAAGAAACATCTGCAAGTAATTATACTTTATTAAATACTGAAACTTATGTAGCTTGTAATGGTTACACAAAATATCAAGATGGATTTAATGAAATGATTAATAATACTTTTATTCCAGCAACTTTATATCAACAAAATAAAACATATAAATTTTTTTATGATGATTTTCCTTCAATTTATTTTTTTATTGATTATACAAATGATGCTGATGAATATTTAGTAAGGTATTCTAATTTTGAAGGTATACCAAATATAGATGAAGAAACAATTTTAAATGGAGAAACTGAAACACAATATTTATTTTCAATTCCTATAAGTTTAGGTGGTGTAGATTATGTAGATGGCAATAAATTAGAAATAGTAAAAAATGATACAGTTATTGCAACTTATATTTTTAAAACAGAATGTGAGATAAAATATTCACCTATAAGAGTTGAATATGTAAACAAATATGGTGGATGGGATTTCATTACTTTCTTTAAAGCAAGAACTGAAAATTGGGAAGTTAAAAATAAAGAATATCAACTATTACCAAATGATGTAGACTATAACATATTTAGAGGTGAAAGCAAAGCATTTAATTATGAAGCTAAACAATCAATAAAAGTAAATACAGGATGGTTAGATGAAAGTTACAATGAATTGATAAAAGATTTAATGGTTTCAGAAACAATCTTGTTAAAAATAGATGGTTCATTAAAACCAGTTAAATTAAAAACAATGACAACTGATTTAAAGACTTCTTTACAAGATAAGATGATTAATTACCAAATAGAGTTTGAGTACAATTACAATCAAATTAATAATGTAATATAATGGAGTTATATATTTATGTAGATGATGTTGCACATAGAGTTGAAATGTTTCAGGATGAAAAAGTTTCAGTAACTTCTACTATACAAAATTATCAAGATATTGGAAAGCTATTTACAGACTATTCACAATCATTTACAATACCAGCATCACCTACAAATAATAGTATCTTTTCACATTGGTATGATAATGCAGTTGATTATGGTTATGATGCAAGAATAAGATATAGTGCATATATTGAAATAGAAACAATACCATTTAAAGAAGGTAATGTACAATTAGAAAAAGCAAATAAAAAAAATGGTTACATTGAAAGTTATACACTTACATTCTATGGAAACTTAACACAATTAAAAGATAAGTTTGGTGAAGATAAATTAAATAGTTTAGATTTTAGTTCTTTAAATCATACTTTAGATGCTGCAACTGTTATTGGAAAAATAAATGCTAATACTGGTAATTTAAGATATCCTTTAATTGGTAATAATAGAAAGTTTGATTATAAGACTGCAACTTCTTTTGATGTAACTACAAATACAGGTGCTATTAATTGGGATGATTTATTTCCAGCAGTACCTATAACAACTATATTAGATTTTATAGAAACAAAATATGGTTTAACATTTACAGGTAATTTTTTAGGATATAATCAATTTGCTAAATTGAATATGTTAATGAAAAATAGCGAATTACCAAGAGCATATAATGCTGGAATTAATTTTGTACCTAATAGATTTGTTCATACACAAGGTGGGTTGCCTGATACGTTTCCAGAATATGACCCAACAACAAATTTAATAACAACAGATTGGGATAGTACTCGATTTGCAAACTATTTATTAAACACAGGTAAGCGAATTATAATTAGATTTAAAACAACACCAAATACTGGATTTACTGCAACTAATTATAGAGTAGATTTATATCAAGATGGTGTACTTTATAAAACATTTGACAATTTAGTAGATGCAACTGATGTAACATTATATAGTCAAACAAGAAGTGAAGACCCAGTAGAACATTCATATTATATAAAAGTTTCTGCATTAGGTGCTTTTAATTTTAAAGGTCAAGTAATTTATATTCGTAGGGGTGGTGGTCAAGATTACACAACTGATGGTTTTAATTATACTTCAGGTGGTGCAACTGGTCAATCATTTTCAGCAATACAAAATGTTGTTAATTATGTACCAGATATTAAAGTAGCAGATTTCTTTATGGGGTTAGTTAAAATGTTTAATTTAATTATTACACCAATTAATGTAACTACATTTTTATTAGAACCTTTAGAATTGTATTATCAAGCTGGTCAAATAAAAGATTTAACACCATTTATTTATGCTGATGAATTAGATATTGAAAAGCCAAAACTATTTAAGTCAATAGAATTTAAATATGAACAATCAGAAAACATTTTAAACAATGCGTTTAATGGTTTATTCAATAGACAATATGGTGATTTAACTTTTGATAGTGCTTCAATTTCTGAAAGTAGTAAGTATGAAATTAAATTACCATTTGAGAATGTAATGTGGGAAAGAGCAACAGGATATAATTTTCAAACTGCTACATTATTAAATAAAGATTTACAAAGTTATACACCTAAACCAATATTAATGTATAATAATGGATTGAGTATTGTTTCTGCTTTTCCTATAAAAATATTTAATGGAAGTACTTACACAAACGTAAATAACTATGTTAGATTTAGTAATGAAATAAATACAGGTGCAACTGATTTAAGTTATTTATATTCTTTAAACTTTGGTAATGAAATATCATCTTGGTATTTAGTAAATTCACCACAAGGTTTATATAAAAGACACTACGAACAATATATTGCAAATCTTTATAATCAAAAGACAAGGGTTTTAAAAGCAAAAGCAAAATTAGAACCACAAAACTTAACTAACCTAAAGTTAAATGATAGGATTATAATAAGGGATAACAGATATATTATAAATTCTTTTACTACTGATTTAACTAATGGTGAAGCAAACTTTGAATTGATAAATGATTATAGAAATTTAGGTTTTAATAGTGTTGGTTATAGATTTGCAAACATAGAAATGTTAAATGTAGATAATACATTACAAGAATTTCAACTTGATATTTATTTAGGAATGTTTAAACAATTTTCAATTAAAACACTTTCTGGTTTTATTTCATCGCCAACAAGCGGTGTGCAATATCAAGATACAAGTATTATAGTTACAATAGCTGCTAATGCAACTGCTGCTGAAAGAACTGAAAATATAACTATAACATATAGAGATTTTGACAATAATGATTTAATAGTAGATATTCCAATAACACAAGATTTATGATAAAGTTAATTTTAGAAATGCTACAATTAGATGAGCATTACGGACAATCTGAAATAATAGAAATTGCAAAAGGTAAATATGAATTACCAGAAACATTTTTAGGTACATTAAAGCAATTTAAACGACAAATAAAAGAAAGAAAAAATGGCAGAAACTAAAACTGTAAATTTAGAAGTAAATTCTAATTTAGCTAAAACTGAAAAAGCAGTTACATCATTAAAAAGTGAATTAAGAAAAGCACAAGCAGAAGTTGCATTGTTAAGTGATAAGTTTGGTGCAACATCTAAAGAAGCTATTGAGGCAGCTAAAAGAGCAGCTGAATTAAAAGACAGAATAGGTGATGCAAAAGATTTAACAGATAGTTTTAATCCTGATAGTAAATTTAAAGCATTAGCTGGTGCTGCAAATGTAGCTGCTGGTGCATTAAGTGGTTTTGAAGGTGCTATGGCATTAGTAGGTGTACAATCAGAAGAAGCACAACAAGCTATTTTAAAAGTACAGGGTGCATTAGCATTATCACAAGGTATAGAACAATTACAAACAATACCAGATACATTTAGAAATATTAAAGCAGTAGCATTAGATGCTTTAAAAGGAATTAAAACAGGAATAGCTGCAACAGGAATAGGTTTATTAGTTGTAGCTTTAGGTACTATTTATGCTTATTGGGATGATATAAAAGAAGCAGTTAGTGGTGTTACTAAAGAACAAAAAAATCAACAAGAAGCATTATCTAAAAATATTGAATTACAAAAACAAAAATTAGATAGTTTAAATAGTCAAGATAATGTATTAAAACTTCAAGGTAAAAGTGAAAAAGAAATACTTAATAGTAAAGCAAAACAATATGAAGCTACCATAAAATTAGTTGAATTACAATTAGAAAGTGATGCTAAAATACAAGAACAAAGAGAAAAAAATGAAGAAAGAAATGCAAATATTTTAAAAAATATAATTACAGGTTCATTATCTCTTTCATCAATGGGTTTAAGATTATTAGCAGCACCTATTGATTTATTAATAGCAACAGCAAATAAAGTTTCAAAGACTTTAGGATTTGGTGAAATAATAGGTACAAATTTGAATGAAAAAATTACTGAAATAAATAAACAAGTTAGTGAATTTGCTACATCATTTATATTTAATCCTGATAAAGTAAAAGAAGAAGGAATAAAAACTGCAAGAGAAACTAAAAATTATTTAGATAAATTAAAAAATGATAAAGCTGGTTTTTTACTTCAAATTAAAGATATTGATAAAAAAGCAGCAGAGGATGCTATTTTAACAGAGGAGGAATTTAGAAAAAAATGGAAAGAGAATTCAGATAAATATAATAAGGAATTAGCATTAGAAGACCCAGAAGCACCAGACATTACTGGACTTGAAAACAAAGCGTATATAGATGCAAAATTTAAGGAAGACCAATTAGCAGCAGAACAAGCATATCAATTAAAGCTAACAGAAATACAATACAATAGCCAATACGAAAGAGAACAAAGAGAGGAAGAAGCAAGACAAAGAAAAATACAAGCATTTCAAGATACAACAGAAGCTATTGGAAGTATTGCACAAAGTGGCGAAGAATTATTAGCATCTGTTCAAGCAGCTGGGTTAGCAAAAGGTAAAGCTGCACAAGGTGCTATGAAGGCATTGGCATTAGTTCAAATAGGTGCAGATAGTGCTATTGCATTTTCAAAAATGATGCAAGGCACTGAAAGTAGTGCGGCAGGGGCAGCATCAGTAGCAGGACCAGCAGCACCAGGAGTATATACAGCAACTAAAATAGCATTTTATACAAGTGGAACAGCTACTATATTAGCAAATTTAGCAAGAGCAAAAAAATTATTATCTGGTGGAGGTGGTGGAGGTGGAGCAGCAGTTAGTAGTGCAGGTGGAGCAGCACCAGCAGCAGCACCAAGTTTTAACGTAGTAGGAAATAGTGGTGTTAATCAATTAGCAGAAACAATGCAAGGAAAATCAGCACAAGCACCAATACAAGCCTATGTTGTAGCAAATGATGTAACAACTGCACAAGGTTTAAATAGAAACATAGTAACTAATGCAAGTTTAGGATAATGTTAGTTAAAAGCATCATTAAGTCAAAAAAACATAGTTAATGTTACTTATTTAAAACAAAACATAAATAATTTAATTTTTAAAAAAAAGTAAGATGAAGAAATTAGAAACTATTTATTTAGATATAGACGAAGAAAATATTCAAGATGGAATTGATGCTATTAGTTTAGTTAAATTTCCAGCTATTGAAGAAAATTGGGTTGCACTAAATGAACACAAAGTAGAATTAAAAACTATTGATGAAGATAAAAGAATAGTTATTGGTTTAGCTTTAATTCCAGAAAAAGATATTTATAGAAGAAATGGTGATTATGAATATAACATTCGTTTCTCAAAAGATACAGTTAGAAAAGCATCAGAATTATATTTAAAGAAACTTAAAATTCATAATTCAACATTAGAACACGATAAAAAAACTGAAGGTGTTTATACAATAGAAAGTTGGATAGTTGAAGATGTTAAAAAAGATAAATCAGCTATTTACAATTTAAATGCTGTTGAAGGTGCTTGGGTTGTAGTTCAAAGAATAGATAATGATGAAGTATGGGCAGATGTAAAAAATGGCTTATATCAAGGATATTCTATTGAAGGATATTTTTCTGAAAAAGCAGAATTAAATTTACAAGAAAGTAAAGAGCAAGAATTGATTGAAAAAATAAAACAAATACTAATAAATAACAAATAAATAAAATGAGTACGTTAAACAATGTTTTTAAAAAATTAGAGCATACTGAAAAAGTAGCTAAAGTAAATTTAGAAAGTCAAAAAGTAGAATTGGCTACTGGCGATGTTGAAGGTAATAAAATAGAAACTATTTGGAAAGAAGGACAACAAGTAAGAAGTACTGTTTTAAAAGATGCAATTTCTAAAGTAAATGTTTATGTAAAGCAAATGGTAGATTTAAGAGTACAAATGTTTAAAGATAAAGAAGAATTTTCAAGAAAATATAAAGATTTAATTGGTGAAAGTGCAGATAACACAGAACAAGTAAAAAGTTGGAATAATCAAATTAAAATTGCTGATGCCAGAATTAATGAATTAAAAAGTTTTGTTGGCGATGTTCAAAATATTATTTAAAATGGGAAAGAATAAATACACAAGTCCAAAAGACGCTAAAAGAGGTTGTTTATGTGATGATAGCACATATTCAGCAGAATGTTGCAAAGGTGAATTAATCAATCAAGGTATTGGTTCAACAGTTGCACAAGGCACATCAACAGTAACAGTTGTTGATGGAGTAAGAACAATGGTTAGAACAAATGGCTAAACAATTTATAACAAATATAAATAATAATAATTTTTAAATAAAAAAAGTATGAACGTAGTAAATCAAATCAAAGAACTTTTGGGTATGGATGTAAAACTTGCTCAAATGAAACTAATGGATGGTGTTACTGTTATTGAAGCAGAAACATTTGAACCAGAAATGGCGGTCTTTATTGTTAATGAAGATGAAAGAGTACCAATGCCAGTTGGTGAATATATGCTTGAAGATGGTAATGTATTAAAAGTAGAAGTAGAAGGTGTTATTGCATCTATTGAAATGCCAGAAGAAGAAGCACCAGAAGTTGAAGAAGAAGTAGAAACTACTAAAAAAGAAGAAGAAATGGCAACAGAAGTAGCTACACCAAAAAGAGTAGTTGAAAGTGTTACTAAAGAAATGTTCTTTTCTGAAATTGAAAAATTAAGAGCTGAAATTGCTGAATTAAAATTATCAAAAACAGAAGTGGTAGATGCAGTTGAATTGTCAAATGATAACATTGAAGTTTTATCACACAATCCAGAAGCAACTACTGAAGTTAAAATGAATTTATATTCAAGAAAAAGAAATGCTACAACATTTGATGTGGTATTGAGTAAATTAAATAAATAATAAAAATAAAAATTAAATAAAAAATGGCTACAACAACAAGTATTACAACAACCTATGCTGGTGAGTTTGCTGGAAAGTATATCTCTGCTGCATTATTATCTGCTTCTACTATCGAAAATGGTGGTATTGAAGTAAAACCAAACATCAAGTACAAAGAGGTTATCAAAAAAATTGCAACTGACGGGATTGTTAAGAATGCAACC